GAGTTGTTTATCCTGCTGTGCATTGCGATCTTCTACCATTTTCGATATCTCTGCTTTGATTTGTGTTACTCTTTCAAGGTCTTCGGCAATTTTGAGCTTCTTTGCCTTACTCTGAAAGAATTTATACAGAGAGAAAGCGATAAAAGCGATCAATGAGACCAGTAATGGGAAAAATAGATGTTCCTGAATATCTGTCATTGAAAAGTATAGAATTTATCGGTTTCGTTATTTTCATAGATATTGATCCGTCCGGTCACATCCTCATACACTGATGACGTTACAAATTCAGGGTAATCATCCTTATGATCAAGGATGTAATTCTTAGCCAGGGAGATGTACATCTTCCCCAGTTCCATGTATTTCTTCTTCTCATCATATACAAATGCCTTCCACAGCTCAGTATAGGTATGCTCAAGCATGATTTTGGGAAAGAAAGAATACAAATCCTCAGATACGGTAAAGTAAATGACTGCCTTTTTAATCAGAGGCAGAATAGCCCTTGTTCTGGGAAGAATGGATCCGTCTTTAACTTCCTGTTTAAAGGTTTCGCACAGATCTACGCTCAGCGCCGGCTCAATATATAACTGTTCTGCTGTCTGTATTACCGGTTGAACCTTCTGAAAAAACAGCCGGCTTTTCTCAATCTTGAAATATTTATCAAAATCAAGGGCAGAATTTACAAAAAGATCATATTCGTTGCCATAGGCAGTGATGGGATATACTTCGTGATAAGCGCTCAGTGATGCTTTATGCTCATCCAGAAATTTCAGAAACATCTCAATGGATGTCCATCCCAGTTTTTCAATGGAATTGATAAAATTCTGAACCCGGTCTTTGGATGCCGGCGCCAGGTTATTGTTACTGGTAACGGCAAAGCCGCTTTCTGTGATCTGTAGATCGAGCGAAGGGGCTCCCAGGAAGAATGCGAAGCGTGATACTATGGCCTGAGAGTGCCATAGCAGAACATTTTGGTTATTTTCAGATAATGCAAGGAATTCATTGGAGGGCTGCTCATCAGAGGCGTAAGCTGAAACATCATTCACCAGTTGTTCACCGGCATAGGGTTTCAGGTACTGATCGATGGCATCCTGAATGAATGGCTGAATACTTTCAAGCTGCAGCGTAGAGTTGGTGCGCAGGTATTTATTAACGGTTTCAATCGAATCTATGATCATGATATTACCTCCTTACTGCCTGATCCGCTGTCCAGGGTGGTTAACTCCATGTGTGGGATAACAAATTGAATATTCGGATCCCAGCCGTTAATATTCTTAATAAGATACAGAGGTTTTAGTATCCTGTCCCTGATCGGTTTCATCAGTGCCTGCTTGATGATGAAAAGTTCGCGGGCTTCCGTACCGTTGATGGTCTTGGCCTTTCCCGGGCTGGAACCGATGAGTGAGGGGTGTACACCCAGGGCGTAGCTTCCGATGTTGCTGGCCTCTTCGCTGTCATCGAGGTATTCTCCTCCAACGGTTTTTTGTTCGATGGGAATAACCTTCATTTTACGCTGTTCTTTACCATCTACGGTATACTTGGTAAATGAAATGACTGATTTCCCGGAGTTCTCGGCGCCGCTTAGGAAGGCATTGATATTGTCATACTCTTTTCTGATCCTGGCTTTCTTTTTTTCATCATCAGTAATTCCCTCGGCATTGAAAATGTCGAGAAAGTAGGTGTCTGCCAGTTCAATTTGGTATTTGATAAACATCTGATTATCCAGCAGGGCGTTTTTAAAAGCCGGGATCCGGGCTGCATAGTCATACCATCCGCTTTCAATGATGGAGTACCAATAGGGTTTCTGATAGTAGAATTTTCCAGGCGTCGGGAAAGATACCGGTACAATAAACCGGTAATCTTTCGGTGCCTGGGTTCTGCCTTTCTCATCCGGTTCCAGTCCCATACGTATGCGAAGATCACGGGTCGGGTTGTGATAATCCAGCATCGGGGTAACAGTCACTTCAGTATCGTCCGGTGTTTTCACGCCCCATTGGGCGCTGTACAGGTGAAATGGTATTTTACCGGTCTTTAGATCCATAGTGGTAACCCGGCTAAAGGCAGCTTCCTTACTTTTAAGGGATACTACCTTTCTTTCCAGGCTCAGGATGATCTCCGGGTAAACGTTGTAAAAGAAATTCAGGTCGCTGAGTTGCTCCAGAAGGTAAAGGCTGATGTCGTTTTCTTCAAAAAACAGGTTGATTTCCTCATTATCGGTAACCGGAATGATTTTGAGCTTACCATCATCTCCGTATTCCTTGTAGCAGGGCATTATACCTTCGCCATATCCCAGGGATATATTAAAAAGGTGGCCACTGGTAAGAACAGGGCTTTTATACACTTTTTCAATGATTCTCAGGGGCAGATCGTCGCTTTCTCCCCAGGGAACCATCTCGTATTCCTTTTTCTGGATGGTTACCTTCTTGGCCACTATATCATCAGAGCTCAGATAATCTGTCGAGGGCACAAAGGTGACCACCGAATTCATCTTTGGAAGAAAGTGACTGGATCCTATTTCAAAATATTCCATTGTAACACGTATTGTTTATATTAAAAACACGTGTTACAAAAGTATATAAATCCCTTATTCTGAAAAGGACATAAGGAACACCAGTATCACTTTCCTGATATCAGGAAAATGATCTACATTTTCCGATTCTTTTTAAAATCTTCAACAATAAAGTCAATGGAGCGGGTGATATGCAAAACTAACTGCTCATATTTCTTCGGTATCTTGTTTCTTCGGATAGACCCGTCATCCAATCCCAGAGCGACGCTTAATTCTTTAAAATTGATGATTCTGGAAGGTTCCATGGTTCTTGTTCATTTACATTTGAAAATTCTCGATTCGAAAATAGATCAGCCAGTCCGCTGATTTGCTTTAACCTAAGTAACTCATCGGCATCCATCCCGATATGCTTCATAATCCAAGGGTCACTCATGCCAGATTTTGTTAGTTCTGATACGATGTTCGTCATCAGGTCAATGTCATGACTTCCCCTCGCCCTGTTATGGCGGATTGTGCTTGCCATTCGATTGCTGACATCTTTTTCAATGACCACAACCGGCAACATACCATTTTCCCGTTCATAAATATCCTGATGCTTCAGCATGATGGTGTAACGGTGAAACCCGTCTACGATCTCATACATATCTTGATCAGAGAGGTAGTAACATACTATCGGCATGGTGTACCCGTCCTCTTTGATGGATTGATACAGCAGCTTCATTTCTGGCGGGGCTACGGAGTTAGGGTTATAGCTGTTTGCCTGTATTTTTTCGATTGGGACAGCAATTACGTTGTAAACAGGTGATTTCATAAAAGTGCCTGGTATTTTTCCATGATATTTTTACGACGTGCCATTTCATTTTTGGTAAGGGTAAATCCCATGTATTTACATAGGTGATCATTTTTCATAATACAGATACACATTCTCTTAAATGTTGGGATTTCTTTAGCTTCGGCTATATCTATTTCGTCTATGTATTCCATCTTAACCGGATGTTTTGACGTATGGTAATTAGATGTCTGTATTACATCAATTTTTACTCCGGATTCTTTCAGTTTTGAAATGGTGGCATCGGAAAGTACTCCACCTTTTTCCCGCCAGAACCGGATACTTGTCGATAGCTTTTCAAGGTAATTTGCCCTGGTTTCTTCTGGCAATGTTGATAGAAGAAAGTGCATATAACTTTCCCAGGTATGACCGGCAGGAAGTTTAACTGAGTTCCATCCCATTGCCACACTTCCACCGTATATCCCGGTAAAATTTACACCGTTTACCCTGCTTACAAGTTTTCCCCATGTATTGGGTTCAATGACCCGGTATAACTTTAAACTATCCTGGGCCGCTGAGAGAAAAGGACTGGCTACCCGCTGTTTTTCAAGTGGTACTCCGGCTTTATAAAACAGGTCATATAAACGGTTGTAATCCCAACCGAACTTTCCGTTAGCCGTCCAAATGTCAGTGGTTAACCAATCGTAAACAGGATAGGCATTATATACATCCGTCCACATTTGCTTAGTCCAGCTTAGCCCCGTATAGTTACGGTAGTTCCGGTCGCTGTGTATGGCTCTCCACCGGTTAAGGGATTCCTGGGTTCTGATTCCAACCAAACAGGCAGTTCGTCTGGCTTTATTACGCTGATGTAGCCAATAACTAAACTTTTCCTGGAATTCATAATCCCACATATCGTCCCGGAAGAATTCAAAGACATCCCTGGTGTAGCAATTTTCAGGCATCTGGCTTACCCAGATATCGCGTTTTGATTCTTCCCAAGGGCGCCAGTAACTTTGGTGCATGGATGTACAGGTAGTTACCTTAAACGGTATGCAGCATCGGTATACTTCCAGAATATCTCTATTCGAGTTAAGCGTTCGGTTTACATAATCTGTAGTAAACTGATATTGTGCTTCATAATCCATGTGGAAAACGCCCAGCTTACGATCCGGGCTGAATTTTCTGATGTAGTCAATACAGAGATTAAGAAGTACACCACTGTCTTTACCGCCTGAAAACGATACATACACGTTGTCAAACTCTTTGAATATACGGTCAATTCTGGATATAGCAGCTTCATAAACATTCATAAAGCCTCCTTGAGTTCCTGATGACTTACCGTTTTGAAATACTCTGCCATACTTGTTTTTTTATTTATATTCAGGTCGATCATTTTTTCAAGTCCAACATTGCCAGTCATATCCCAATACCGGCAATCATATTCCTGCCCGGCTCTGAAATTCCTTCGGCTGCTTTGATGACGCAGTGCGTAATCCCAGTTTTTGTCGAAAAAGATGGTATATGGCAGATGTTGCAGGTTAAGGCTCAGGCTTTCTTTCTGATAGGAAAGAACCGTTGCTTTTGGGTATCTTTTCTCACACGCCATCCGACTGTCAACGTATTTGCAGAAAATAATATGCTTTTCCTGAGGATATTCCCTGAAATGCTCGTCCAAAACCTGAAATTTACCCTCACTGCAGCAGTATGTATGCTGCATTTTCTGGGTCATTTCCATGAAAATATTATTGTTTTTCCATTTTAGTGTTTCGTCATCCAGAAAATGAGACTTCAGATAATAGTAAGAATCAAGCGACTCGTCATCTATTTGATACCGGTAATCATTCCAAAGCTGATTAACCTGCATTTTCAGGTCGCACTCAAAAATATAGTGACCAATAAGACTGTACAGGTATTCAATATTTTCATATCCGGTTATAAACTCTCGGGTGAAAGACTGTTTACCACCGAAATATTTTGTCACCTTTGTATACTTGCAAAAGGTATTCTTAAACTCTGAATATCCCATATTCAGAATTTTTGGAGACAGAAATTCCATCTGGCTCCACATGTCCATCAGGTTTTTAGTTACCGGAGTGCCATTCAGAATGAGTTTATATTCTGCAAACTCTCCTAAGTTGAGCATCCTTTTGGTGCGTTTTGCTTCAAAATTCTTTATCTTCAGGCTTTCATCCACTACCAGGAATGGATTTCGGTATGCTCTCAGTTTATCAGTCAATTCAAAATATATCCGGTCTGATGACTGAATGCTTTCAACTCCGAAAAATGAAGCCGGAACGGTAAAACCACCCCATTTATCAATTTCATCAAGGACAGAAGGCAGGTTTCCGTCCGGTTTAATGGAACGTATCGGACCAACCCACACCACTGCATCAATATCGTCAACAGAATTAATCAGCTCAACAGCCGGACGAGTCTTACCGGTACCGGCTTCCATAAACAGTGCGCCAACTTTAAATTTGCTTAACTTTTCAATGGCTGTCAGCTGACTGTCGAATAAGGCTTTCATCAGGAAGTGTGTTAATGTTGGTGATTCGTTCAGGAATGTGTTTTTCCACTCTGTAGGTAGCAATCATTTCTCCTAGATCATTAAATGACGCTGTCTTTTTGGTTGAATACTGGATGTCTTTCTGTTCAAGAATCCATGCAGAAATCCAGTAAGCATCTGATTTAGTAACGTCGTAATCGGTTCCAAATACCTGGTTTTTCGGGATTATAGCCTCCGATCCGTCAAAGGCTTTTGCTTTATAAGCCCGGTCAGATATACTGACCAGGCTTTGCAATCTTACCGAGTAACACTTTGTGATCATTCCGAGTCAACTACAAAGTACACATACCTGTCAACATCTGAACAGGTAAAAGCGCCTTCATTAATCTCATGAGCTCTGATAGAAGTATTTTTTCCATCAGCGGTAATTAATATCATAGTGTTGCGATACTGTGAAAGCTGTTCATCTGTCATATAACTTTCCCAATATTCAGCTCTGTTTTTGAATCCTTTCGGGTGATTGAGATATATATCTTCTTTCAAATTCCGAAAGTACTCTAATTCTGATACCACATCGCCCACAACGAAACTATCTATTCCATCCTGGCCATTATAGCCAAAATAAATAGTCGATATTTTCTCCCCTTTATGGGCTTTTGCGGAATCAACTGTTAAAATGCAGGCTTGTTTTTCCTGAACTAATTTTCTCATTTCCTGTAAAGTTTTCATAACATTAAGTTTATTGGTTAATCA